AAATCAAAATCGTATGATTTAACAAAAGATGTTACAGTTGTGGTTGTACCATCTGGATTTACTTGATCTGTGCCCACTTCATGTTCAAATAACGTAGTTTGTCCAAGACCTGTTTGACCTATAACCACAGGAAAAGTACCTGTTGAATTAATATCAAATTTAGTAGCAAAAGGTTTTGGATACACAACAGCATCAATCCATGATGTTCTAGCCTCTGTTCCTATGTACCAAACCCCACCTTTCATTTGTTCACCATAGTTAAATACAACATATTTATTATTGTATTCAGAATTAGTTGATGGGTAATACCAAGTAACTTCTGTAAATAAATTATTTAAACCTGCAGTAACTTGTTGACCTTTTGTTGTATCAATACTGTCATAAACAAAATCTTCAACACTACATGGTAAAGATTTAACTGTACCATCAAACATAAAGAAACCATTTGGTGACATCCAAAATGCGACACCATCTATTTCGATTGCTGCATTCTTACCAATCAATCCACAGTTAGTACCCACTTGTTCAAAACCAAATGTAAATGGAGCACCTACAAATTTCATTGTGTACAAAGCATTGTCTGTCCAAACTAGAATAGATTCTTTTGCTTTTAATGCACCTATAATTTTTGTACCATCTTGTAGTCTGAAATCACCAGCTTTATTAATAGAAGTTGCTGCATAGTCATTTATATCTTCTTGATCTGAAAATCTTATGAACATATCATCTTGTGTTCCTGTATTTCCAATAGTTGTTTCTGTTCCAAAATGACATAAGTGACGTGTTGTTGGAGATACTAAAGTTAATCTAGATGCAGTTGGATTACTACCTGTTGCAAAATTAGTTGTAGTTGTAGACGCTCTGTTTGATGTTGCAGAAGCTGCACCTGCGTTCCATGTAAAAGTTTTACCATTTGCAATAGTTGCAATTAATACTTCACCAAAGTTATCAAGACTCCAGAGGCCTGGTTCTAGACTTACATCAGATGCTGAAGCTGCTTCACCCCAGTTACCTGCACCCCAAGTATCAATACCCCAACCATAACCATATGATTGCGCAGCTGGACCAACTGGTTCGTAAGGTTTAATACTTAAACTACCACCTGTAGATACTGTTGCTCCTGCATTACTTGATTGAGTTATCGTAAAAGTGTTCGTTGTTTTTGTAATTACTTGAAAATTTTTATCTTCAAACTGTGATGCAGTATATCCTGTACCACCAGGTAAAGTTACGTTATCTAATTGTATAATGTCTCCTACATTTAGATTGTGAGAATTTTTTGTAATTGTACAAGTAGGTGATCCATTTGTAGTTGCGATAGTTGCAGAAGTTAAAGTAGTTTTAAGTGGTGTGATATCAAATAGTTGTCCTTCAAAATATAATAATAAGAACTTATCAGTTCCTATTGCTACATATCTATTACCATTAAGATCAACAAAAGCATGCATTTTTCTTGTAACACCTACAATAGTATCTGTAACAAGAGATGACCACCCACCAACTTTTTCTGGTAAACTATATCTAAATCTTACGTTGTCAGAATCAATCCATCTAAACTCTGCACCAGAGTCAGTGTTCTGTTTGTCTATTCCTGGTAAGACTTTAAAATCAATTAGAGCCACGTGTTAGCCCCTATATTTTATCTTTGTAAATCCAGCCTCTTGTAGCATTTGCATACACTAATGTAAAAGCTGCTGAGTTTGTTGATACTACTAAATTAGAAGCTCCTCCTAATATATTAGAACCATTTCTATCAATAGTAAGATTGTTAGAAGCTAAATTATTTCCGCTATCTATAAAATGAACTTCTGAACCTACAGCAGGTGAAGCAGGTAGAGTTATGGTTACCGCAGAACCTATACCACCTCCAGATGTGTCTACAAAAATTTGGTCTCCGTTTACTGCTGTATAGTTTGCAGAAGGTGTATGATATCCTTTAGTTTGTAGTTTACCTGTAATATTTGTACCATCAGAATACAACACAGTTGTTGATTTAACTGGTAATGTAAGTCCTGTTCCTGATACAGTTTTAACTGTTAGTGTGTAGTTTGAAGCTGATCTAGTTGTAGCATCTTCTACTATAAATACTCTTTCAGATGAATCAGGCATAGTAACTGTTCTGTTAGCTGTAAGTGTGCCTGTTAATTTGAAATATAAATTTTTACCATTTGATACAGCACCATTAGATAATGCTAATGCCACATCACCAGAACCTACAGCTAAAGATATATATCCCGATGCTGCTTGTTCTAATTGTTGTAAGTTTGTGTTAGTGACTGTTCCCCATGTACCTGATTTTTCACCAGTTGTCATGAGTTCTAGTTTCAGATCACTCGAATATGTACTTGCCATTTATTTCGTCTCCTATGGGTTTAATGGATCAATTGGAGTCCATGTCCCTGTCGCGTTTGGATCAATTGGAACCCATGATATCACAGATATGGTACCAGTTGCAAGGTTTATTTGATTACCTGTTACGGGCACATTGGTTAATAATTCAACGTTAGTATTACCTATGGCTACATTTACTCTTTTACCATTAACTAATACAGTAACATTTTGTATGCCTACTCCTGCAAAAGTAGTTGATGAAAAAGGTGTTGCTCCAAAAAACATATTAGCTTCCTAACGATGTTTGGATAGGTTCCCATACCTGAGTAGCTCCTGGTACGATACCATCCCATTGTTTAATATTAATAGTTCCATCAGTAATATTTAATCTATTACCTGTAACTAATGTACTTGCTTTTGCTTGAACTATAACAGTTCCTGTAGATAAATTTTGTCTGTTTGTTGTAATAATTGCTTTTGCATTTGCTTTTGTTGTAACATTTCCAACACCTATTTCTACTCTGTTTCCAGTTACTGCAACACTTGCTTTTGCAACAACTGTGACTAAACCTGTGTTGACATCTACTCTTGATCCCAGAGGCAAGACTCTTGCATCAGCTACTGTTGTAACTGTGCCAGTTCCTATCTCAACTCCTGATCCAGTAACATTATATCTAAACTGGAATGTAACTGTACCTACAGAAGTATTTACTCTACTTCCTGTTACACCAAAATTAGCATCTCCTTTTATTGCAACATCTGCAGTTGTAAGATTGAGTCTATTACCTGTAAGACCCATAGTAACATCAGGCGGAGTTACAGTGCCTGTATCTATTTCTACACCCTTTCCTGTTACAGGAAAATTAGCTGCAGCTGATATAGAAACTGATCCTGTATTAAAATTAGTTCGAGAACCAGTAACTCCCATCACCATATCAGGTAATGGTAATATATTTCCAAGTGTAATATTTGCTCTACTACCTGTAGGTATTACTAGAGCATTACCAATATTTGTTACAGTATTGTTTGATTGATTTATTCTTGATCCAAGAACATTGACGTATGCGTTAGGATTAAACCCTACATCTGAGAAGGGTGCGGCTGCAAAGGGTGTAGCACCGAAATACATGCGAGATTACCTCGCGTTACAAGGGACGTTATTAGTGCCTACTAAAGTTTGACCCATGGCTAGATATATATAATCTCCACCATTAGTATTGATCTCTCCATCACCACCTCTAATTTTTACTCCATTGCTTACAAAATCCATTCCAAATGCAGACGCTTTATTATTTTGATCAGTAGCATTAGCATGTGGATGATCTGTTTCATTAGGGTTACAGAAGTTTGGAGTATTAGCGGCACTAAGTAATGCACCACTATTTGTACCATCTTTTATAACCCAACCTCCAGTATTGTCGTATCTTTTAACTAAAAAGAATGTTGGTTTAAATCCAAGATATATAAAATTTCCATCAACATTACCGTTACCATCATAACGACCTGTTTTACAATAACCAGTTTTATCTGCAAAAACATATGCAAGTATATTAACACCATTTCCATTTACATCTCCCCAACTTCCTACACTAAAAACTGAACTTGTTGGAGCTGTATTATTCCAAACAGTAGCATCTGAATTTGCTGCTGCTGCTGAACCATTAAAAGTTATATATTTACTATAAGTAAGATCACCATTATAAACTACCCAACTTGCTGTGCCACCACCATCTGTTTTTTTAACTATAATTGTTTTTGGAACAGCGTTTAATCCATGTCCAATAGTTGCTGCTGCACCTGTGCCTGTCCAGTTAACAATACTAAATCCTGCAGTTTGATTTGCAGATACAGTAGATGTAATAGAACCATCTGAATTTGATGAACCCGCGCCATTTGCTTTCCAATTCCAAGATTGAAAACCTCCAGAACCATTGTTAGCATCACCATTTGTACCAACTGTAAATCCATCACTATCAAATGAAGTAAGTTTTTGTGCATCTGTGCTTTCATTACTAGTAGCATTAGAATACATAACTTTTGTAGCACCTCTTACAGCATTGTGTAAATGGTGATTAGTTGCAGCGTCTGTTCTTTTAATCCATGTAAAATCTGGTTGGAATCCTACTCCTGTAATAGCATGGTTTGCTTGACCATTACCGCTATAGTTTTTTACATTAAAATAACTTGTAGATTTATTTACTCCTGTGTATGCCATTATAAGTTTAATCCTTTTGTTGATAAAGCTGTAAATCCTGTAGGGACATCATATTCAAATATACCATTATTACTAGCATTAGTTCCTGCACTAGCTACTGCTGTTGTTTGAAAATATCCATTTCCAAAATTACCTACTACTTTTTGGCCGCTATTTGCTCCAGTTTTACCTGTAGCAAAAAAATATGTTTTACCTGCAGTTACAGATATTCCATTTGTACCATTCGCAGGGTCAGCACTATTTTGCCATGTTCCATTTTTAGAAAAATATAATTTATTATTATCCATGTCTAATGCAACACCAATAATATCATTAGCTGTAAAACTACTATACGTTGCTTGTAAAGAAGCACCATTATATACTTTTCCATCAGTTCTATAACCCCATGAATAAGAATTGTTACCTAGCCAATCACTTGCGGCATCTGGTGAAGAATAAGAAACACCTGCATAATTATAACCTGCGCTATGAACCGTGTTTTTAAGTTCCATATAAAATTTTCCAGATTCCATACCTATTGTACTATTTATAAAGCCTTCATTATTAGTATTGTAAACCAATCTTGTGTTTCCATAACTTAAAGCATGAGCTGGATAATAATTATCTAATGCATTCCATGTAGCAAAAAGATTACTTGGGCTATCTTCTGATTTTGTAAGTGTACCACTTGCCACTGAAAAATCATTACTATTACTTGATTGATCTGTTACTGTATTACCATCTTTAAGAATTGTAAAACCATTTGTTCCG